TTTTTAAACGATATGAAGCGAATGAAAAAAAGAAAGGCTAGATAATGCCTTGTTATCTAGCTGGGGACTTTGAAACTACTACAAACCCAAAACAAACAGAAGTCTGGTTATCTTGCTATGCAAGAGTTGAAGATTATAATGATTTTTCAAAATTTAAAGTGCATGAAAATATTGAAGATTTTCTAAAATCTCTTTACGTTACCATGTTACAAATTAATGAAGAATCGGGGGAAGATGATTTCATTATCTTCTTTCACAATCTTAAATTTGACGGGTCTTTCTTGCTAAACTTCTTTTTATCTCAAAATATAGAGTGCACCTATTTCATTAATGACATGGGCGTTTGGTACTCAATCACCTTAGAATTTCCCGATTTTAAGTTAACATTTCGGGATAGCTTGAAAATCTTAAATTTTTCGATTTCAACAATGGCGGGGCTTTTTAAAATGCCTATTGCAAAAGGTGAAACGCCTTTACTTGATAAGAAACCCGAGGAAGTGAAAGAAGACTGGATAGAGTACATTAAAACGGATGTGGGCATTTTAGCCCGTGGAATCTATGCAATGTATTTTGAAGAAGGTTTCACAAAGTTCACTTCGGCAAGTGAAGCCCTTACAGAGTTTAAACGTATTTTCAGAAAAAGAGGGCGAAGTTTTAGACAGTTCTTTCCCGTACTTGATGAAAATATAGATGCTTTTTGTCGGAAAGCTTATCGGGGTGGGTGGACTTTTGCCAATCCAAAATATCAAGGTCTTACGCATGAGAAATTGATAGATATATATGACATTAATTCAATGTATTCCGCTACAATGTTACAGTCAGCGCTTCCAATCGGTGAGCCTAAACGATACAAGGGCAAGCCTAAAACCATTCATGAAGACAAGTATTATATTTATCATATTAAGGCAGAATTTGACCTAAAAGAAGGTTATCTACCAACTATCCAAGTTAAGCGCAAAATAGACGCTTTAAAAATCGGTGTTAGAACCAGCGATTATGTAAGGTCTTCTAATGAAGAAGTGATAGACTTATATTTGACTAATTTTGACCTTGACTTATTTTTAAAGCATTATGATAGCACTATCTTATATCTGGATACGCTGGAATTTGAAACGGAAAAAGGTTTGTTTGATGATTACATAAGCACTTATCGTTTCAAAAAAGAAAACGCTAAGACACCAGCAGAGAAGCGAAAGGCGAAAATTATGCTTAATTCACTTTATGGAAAGTTTGGCGCTAAAATCGTTTCGACTAAGAAAATTGCTTATCTGGACGATGAAGAAATTTTGCGTTTTAAGAATGATGAAGATGAAGAAGTAACGCCTGTATATGTTCCCGTTGCCTTGTTTACTACTTCCATAGCTAGACACTTTATAATCTCAAACGCCCAAGCAAACTATGAAAATTTTCTATATGCAGACACGGACAGTTTACACCTTTTCCATTCTGACAGTTTAAAATTGGATATAGACCCGAGCGAGTTCGGGAAGTGGGCACATGAAGGACGGGCTAAACGTGGAAAGTATTTGCGCTCTAAACTCTATCTTGAAGAAATTATCAAGGAAGACGGGACAATCTTTCTTGATGTAAAGGGTGCTGGTATGACTGATGACATTAAGAAAAAAGTTACTTTTGAAAATTTTGTTATTGGTGCAACTTTTGAAGGTAAAAGGGCAAGCAAACAAATAAAAGGGGGCACGTTGATTTATGAAACTACTTTCAAAATCCGAGAAACCGATTATCTTATTTGATGATTTTGTCTTACAAGTTTATCAAGGTTTTATCAAAAAGCTTTTAAAGACTCAACAAACCAAAAATAAATCTGGTTATTATTTTAAAACTTCTAGCAACTTACCAAAAAATGAACTCTATATCAAATCTTTTTTAAAATTTAATTACGCTTATGAAGATTTTGATTATATCTTAAAACTTTATCGTTTCATTATTGATGAAGTTGATAAAATCAGCTTAAACGCTTTTTACAACTTAATACTTTATCTTTCTGATAATCAAATCTATCAGTTAGATAGCAATCAACTTTATGATATTTTAGAATTATCTAAAAATTTAATTAACGATTTAGAAAATAATTCTAGTATCATAAACACAACTAATTTTTTAAAATCATTACAGAAAAACGAGGAATAAAAACATGGCTAAAACAGTAAAACACAACAATTTTGATACAGTTATCACAACCGCTACAATTACGGCTACTTCTAACAAGTCAGACGGAAAATACAAGCAAGAAAAACCTACTAAGACGGTTTACTTAGTACCAGCAAACGAAAAAGAAGCTAAAAAACTTTCTGATTTTGGACTTACTCAATATACACCAGATACAGATAAAGAACCAGAAGCTAAGCCTTACTTTATCGTTAAAGCGACTGAAACAGTTAAGGCTTACACTTCGGAAGAAGATTTTGAAGAAGTGCATTTTGGTGTAAACCATGAAGAAGTTGATGAAGAAACGGGTGAAGTTAAGACCAAGAAAACACCAAACTATAAGACAGATAAACCCGTTGGCGTGGCTATTGTCTTTGTGGAAGGTAAGGATAAAGGGAACGACTTCTATCGTTTGAATGCTCTTTTGCTTGACACACCAGAAACGCTTGAAGAAGTGCAACCCGTGAACCCATTTGCAAGCTTGTTTAAATAAGCGCAAATAAAAAAGGGCTTCAAATGAAACCCTTGATATAAAACACTTTTTCAAATCTTTAAAAGTCAGTTGGTAAAAATGACCCGCAAGGGCTGGCACGCCTTAGCGTGTTACCTTCCAACCCTTACTATTAAAGTTTGAAAATGTCTTATATATTCATTATATCATACTTGTATATTCTTAACAAGTATGATATACTTTTATTGTATAAATACGGAAAGGAGTTTGGCTATGACTTCGCAAGAATGTTTGGATATTCTCAACGCTATGAGCGAGAAAGTTGGAAACGATGAAGAAATCGAAAGCTTAACCGCTGACCTTTTAAGTGTTAAAGACTTTGTTTTAAGCGTTGATTCAACAATCGCACAGTTAAATGAAGACGTGGAGCAACTAAACCAGAAAAATGTTCAGTTGCGGGCTTCAAATAACACTTTGTACCGTCAAATTGGGCAACAAGATGAAATCATGAAGAAAGCCCAAGAAGAAATCTCAATGGCTTCGGCTATTAACGAATTATTTTAGAAAAGGAGATTGAAAGAATGGATAATCTTTCAAAACACATTAATTGGTTTCCTAACAATGTCTTGGAACAGTTGAAACCAGCAGAACCGCAAACAGTTGCGGAAGTAACATCAGCGGACACAATGCCCGCAGACACACCAGCGCAAGAAGTTCCAAACTATCCCGCTATTGTAGATGATACGGAAGCAGAAAGCGTGGAACTCAATATCAATGAAGAAAACATTGTAGAGGAGTAAAAACACATGGCTAATAAAATTACAAATTACCTTTCTGGTGAAATGGGCAAGCCCGTTTCAAATATGGACTTGCTAAACTCAATCCGTGAGCGTGCAAGTCTTGGCTACCAAGCAGATATCCCCGTTCTTGCTGGGCGTATTAACCACGCAAATGTTCCCGTGCAACAATTCGAAGCACACGCAAATGAGTTTTTTAAAGCCTTGGTAAATCGTATTGGTTCAACCGTTATTAAGGCGCTTTCTTATGAAAACCCGCTTGCTATTTTCAAATCTGAAACTTTTGAATTTGGTGACACCCTTCAAGAAATTTACGTTCACCCCGCTAAAAAGAAAAAATACAACTCAAAAGATGATACTTCACCTTTTAAATTTGCAGATACTGATATCGAAATTTTTTATCATACCCTAAACAATGAAAATTACTATGAACGTACTTTTGAACGTGCATGGATTCAAAAAGCTTTTGTTTCGGATATGGCATTCGATGAATTTATTGACAAAATGTTTACAAGCTTGCTTTCATCTGACACGTTGGACGAATACCAAGCAATTAAAGAAGTTCTTGAAAAATCACTTGGCGAGGTTGCTTATACTGACTTGACGGGAACTGCTAAACAGATTACCGTTGAAGGTACTAAGATTGACACCACAAAAGCAGATTTTGTTATGGACTTTAACCAATCCTTGATTAATCAATCAAAACGCTTTACTATCCCAAGTCGTAAGCAATTCTTTAACCCCGTGGGAGTTCCAAACGTAACACCGATTGAAGACCAATATCTAGTTATTTCTGCAGAGTTCTCAACTCACTTAGATATGCTTCTAGCTAATGCCTTCAACATGGATAAAGCAAGCGTTCTTGCCCGTACTATCGTTGTGGACGATTTCGAAAAATTCACGGGCGCTGGTGCTAACACAAACCGAAAACCCGTTGCCTTCCTAATTTCTGCTAAGTCTATCATTAATAAAGATAAACTTGTTCACATGGAAGCAATCCGTAACCCAAGAAATATGACTTATAATTATTTCTATCATCACCATTACATGACTAGCCTTTCACTTTTTGAAAATATTCATTTCTGGTATACAGAGGACTAATGAAAGGGCGGGCTTATGCCCGCCTATTTTAGTATAAGGAGTTTAAAATATGAGTTATAAACGTTTCCAAAAAACGCTGGGAAGGATTGAGCATTCAAAAACAACCGTAGATAAAAACAGACAAGCTTTTTTCCAATTTTACTTTAATTATTTCTATAATATTATTGTAAACTATTTCACATGGGAAAACTTACCTAATGAAATTGATGAAATTTTTCTTGAAAGAAAATTAATTGAAAATGGACACGTTGCATTTTTTGAAGATGATGAACTAGGATACATTCTTCAAGGTGGGACAAGAGGGCAAAAGCTTAACTATTATGACTTGCCTTTGTCTTATATCACCGTGAACGCTTCATCTAATACCCGTTTTAAAGATAGAAATATCGCTTACAATAAGGCAGAATTTGAACTATTGAAAAATACAAAAGGCAAGCGCCCTTGTATCGTTATCCCGAACAATAATTTTTATGAACCTTATATCTCTTATATTACGCTATTTTGTGAAAAGCTGGCAGATATTGAAATGACAATCCAATTAAACAGAAATGCCCAAATCACACCGTTTTTTGTTTTAGTTGATGAAAAAAGCGTGCTTTCTCTTAAAAATATTTTCAATAAAATTTCAAGCTTTGAACCCGTGGTTTATTTGAACAAGCAAAAGGACAAGGACGGGCAAGACAGTTTCAAACAACTTTCTGACTATTTACAAGTCTATCGAACAGATGCCCCTTACCTTTTAGACAAGCTTCATGATGAGAAGTTAAGGGTTATGAACCAGCTTCTTACGTTTATCGGGATAAACAACAATCCAAGCGACAAGAAAGAGCGCTTAGTGGTTTCCGAAGCGATTTCAAACAATGGCGTTATTTCTGCAAATATCGAAGTTGGTTGGAAGTCAAGACGGAAAGCGGTTGAATTGATTAATGCTTGTTATGGCTTAAATATCAACGTGAAACCCGCTGAAACTATCCAACAATTCAACCTTGATAGAGTGGCGCTTGACTTGGAAAGTGAAGGCGTTCAAACGATTGACCCCGATTAGAAAGGTTTACCAATGACACAAAATCATACTACTACAACCATTGAGCGCTTTCTTAAATCACGGTATAGAAACCCCGTTACCAATAAACTGGACGGGTTGGCACTTGATGAAGACGGAAATTTTCTTCATTATAACAAGATTATAGACCAGACCTATAACGAATTATTTAAGGATATGCACTTAAACCCTTTTGTCAATGATGACTTTAAGAAAGAATTTTGCAAGCATTTTTATAATCGTGAAATTGGTCTTGAAACTTTTGCCCGCTTTCAAATTGCCCTTGAAGAAACTTTCAACAATGAATGTTTTAACTTGTTTAAGCACTTGTCAGATTTAAGAACTAAAACGGTTGAAGAACTCAACAAGTCAATGAATATTGACACGGTGGGCAATCAAAAAGGGGACGGGCAAGCCCTTCAAATCGTTGAAACAAGACCCCAAGAACGAAAAGAAATTTTATTTACTGAAAAATACGGGGTTATTGAATACGCTAACAACCTTGTAGAAAATCACCAGAAAAATAACGCTGATAGTACCAGCAACGTTTCGGGTTGGTCTGGGTCTAGCCTTGCTGACCGCTTGCAGAATAATGCTTCTTTAACAGATTTACAATTTCAGATTTTCAATATTTGTGATAAACTATTCTTACAAGTCTATTAATAGAAAGGAGTTACACCATGAAGGATTTATCCGCTTCCAAGATACTAAAATATGACAGTATTCTGGAAGAACTAACACTTTACAATCTGGGCGAATTTCAACCAGATAAAGACGGTCTTTACTATATCAATAAAGATAGTAAACGCTTAGGCGATTTAAACAACCTTTTCATTAAGTTGAAGCCTATCACTTTCTATTTTAAGAGTAACGAGGGGGCAAGCTGGAGCATTGAGAAAACCACAAAACCCCTTGAAGCTAACGCTTTAGCTTATATCCGTTTTAAAATTGTGGGGGCTTACTATTCCTATGATAAACTTGTTTCAAAATCAAGGCTTAAAGGATTTGGGCGGGTGATTGATGATAATAATTATTTTTCAAGTGTCCCCCTTATAAATCAGCTAACACACTGGGACAACGGGGTTATAGTTACGCCAAACTATCAAACAGAAATTACGGGACTAGATGAAACAAGGCGGGGCAATTTCTTAGTAAATTGGGATAGTCTTAAAATTCAAGTAACCAATAATTTTAAAGGAAGTAAGCGGGTATTAATGACTGCTGAAAGAGGACATGAAACACTATGATAAAAATTTCACTTTCTGAAACAGAAAACCATTTTAGGCTTGAATGTACAGGGCACTCTTTAGAAAATAATGAGCCGTGCGCCCGTGTATCAACCGCCTTAGATATGCTAAAACTTTTTTTCACAAAGAACCTTGAAAAGACTAAACGGGTGCACGGCTTGACCTTGTTAGTATTTAACAAGCAAGGTCTAACCAAAGAAAAAAAGAAACTACTTGAAGACAGTATTTTATATTTCTATGAATTGAAAAAACTATATGGGTCTTCCATTCAAATTTATGAAAATAACGAGGTAAAAGAACATGGTTAAATCAACAAAACTAGTACGAGCGATTAGTTCCATTATTACATTTCAGAAACGAATCCCGCAAGGCATTCAATCGGTTACAATCAAGGGTAAAGAATCCTTAGCAGATTTAGACCTTGATAAAAATTACGATATGGATTTAAAGCTAAACGCTGATAAGGACAAGTTAAATAATGTAAGTTCTAGTGTTCCTTTCATTCAAGCAACCACTTCAACAAGTGGAAGCGTACCAGACGAGCAAAAGAGCGTAAACCTTGCGCAAGATTTAAGAGAGTTTCCATTGACAAGCGGGGAACTTGTAACAGTTGAAAAAACTGAAAATACGCTTACTATCAACGATAGAAAGGTTAAAGAACTGGTAGAAAGTAAAGCCGAAGCTTTAAAGAAAGAGTTAGGAGCTGGCACAAGCACACCAGCTAGCACGCTAACGCTTAACGGTGGGGAACTGGTAAAAGTTGATAAGTCAGGCGATACGCTAACACTTAATGACGGCAAGGTTAAGGAGTTAGTAGACACAAAAACAAATCAGGTAAAAACTGAGTTAATAGGTATGCTTCCACAAAAAGTTATTATTGAGAAAGTAGATGATATTAACAATGCTATTTTACAACTTCCAATACGACCAGATGACACAGTGGCATATATCACTATTATTTGTATAAATACTGATAATACAGAATCAGTTGTAACCTTATCAGTACCTACGGGTGTTTACGAGTTTAAAAATGTTGAACATGGTATTTATACTTTTTATGGGATTTCACGCGAAAATATTTTATTAAATATGTATTTTAAAAAAACTGTATCAAATTTAATTGTAAAAATGCTAGTTTTTGGTGATATATATCAAGAACCTACTATTGACCTTAATACTTTAGAGGGTACTTACGACACACATATTACAACTGGAAACACTAGTCAACCGTTACATTATGATGAACTATAAGAAAGGATTTTAAAACATGAATCCCGAAGAATTTAAAGAAGAATTTTTTAAAAATTATCGTGGGCGTTATTCTAGTTATTGGATTGAACGCTGGGGGCTTATCCCCGAATTGCCTACAAGCTTTGATAATGCCAATTCTATTTATGAATTAATTGCATGGCTTCAAAGGGCTTTCAAGCAATTACTAGATGATTTCGTGTCACTAGAAAGCGAATTTGAAGACTTTAAAAACGCTATTACAGAACTGCTTGAAAACCTTGTCCCGCTTTTAATTAGGCGTTATATGGCAAGTGAAGAAGCTGACCGCTGGTTTACTGATAAGGCTGACAAGTATTACAACCGAGTTATTAAACCATACATTGATGAACAAATCCGACTTTTAAAGGAAAAAGTTGAGCGTGATTTACAAGCCCTTGAAAACCGTTTCAATGAAAAACTTGAAACGGAAAAACAAGACCGAATCCGAGAAATCAACAACTTAAAGGAAAAGCTGGAACAAGAAAAGCAAGCTAGACAACGAGATAAAGAAGACCTTACAAGACAAATCCAAGACCAAGCAACCAAAAACAACGATTTAAAAGATACGTTGACAAAGATTATTTCAAACCTTGAAAATTCTGGTGCGTGGTCTGGTGGTCTTAAAGGTAACTTTAAAGACGGGCGCAACCTTGCGACTGGTAACATTAATATTTTTGGTGGCACACCAGACGGGGCAAGCTTTATCCGTACAAATAGCGGACAATCTGAAAATGACTTGGCGGGTGGTATTTAATGGCTTTAGAATTAAGATTTTCAACAAGCACAAATGCCAACATAGAAAATTTTGGAACGGGTGTTCCCGCTTGGACGGAAGCTTATGCGAACGCTTGGCACTTTTCAAGGTCTGACACAGACTATGGATACATGACGAATGGAAACACTACTTACATTCAATATGGGCATAATGACCCGTCAATATGGGCAAGTATGCGTTTTTGGGGGCAATCCGTGGAAGTTATCGAAGAACGGACAAACCCCGATAATTCTATCACCGCTAAAATAAGGGTAAAGGCTTTATTCTGGTGGTCTAAACGTGTTTCAAATAATGCTGGTTATCGTGTTAACTATGATATAAAAGTAAATGGGAAAACTATTTGGACTTTTAACGGACTTACAACTGATGAAGTGATTAAGAATACTGAAGCGGTTCAAGAGTTTACTGTTACCGTTTTACCCGAAGAACGCTCTAGTGCTAGTGCGTTAAATATTAACGTTACTTACCCAAATGGTGAATTTGATAACAATAATTTTTATGTGGGTATTTTCCTATATAATAATTTCAAAAAATCCATTAAACCGTGGGCAATCCGTAAAGCTGGAGTGTTTAAAAGCTTGAATCGTGCAAGTGGTTTCTTTAAGCGTAGGTCTGGAAGCTGGCAAGACAAAAGCAACCAACCTTTCAATGCTATCAATAAAGAAGGTTCTGCAAACCATAAAATCCGAAAAGCTGGCAAATGGCTAGGACAAGGGAAAATGGGAACTGATTAAAAAACGGGAAGGGTTATCCCTTCCCTTTATTTTAGAGGTAAAAAATGAAAGAAAAAACTAGAATCTGGGTTTATACCAAGTCACCTTTCAAAAATGATTATGCAAATGTTATCAATTTTGAAACGCTGGGTGCTATGGAAGACTTCTTCACAAAACCAAACAAGCATATCGACTTAATTTACAAACGGGACGATTTTCAATATATTGAGCGTAACGGGTCTATTTATGTTTCTGGACGGGTTGAAGAATTTGAAAAAGCGACTTATATGCGCTTTATCAATAACGGGCGAACTTATTACGCTTTTATCTTCGACTGTATCTATCAAAACGAGGGTACAACTGAATTAATTTATGAAATTGATGTCTGGAATACCTACCAGCAAGAACTAAAAACGGGGCAAGTTATCGGGCAGATTGAACAAGAAACACTTAAAAATTCAATCGAAAATTTACGGGATAGTGTTCAAGGCTTTCAAGCTGGAACGAAGTTTCCCGCAAAAGCTGGACAAGTGGGTATAAAGACAGAGTGGCTTGTAGTGGTTGCTAAACCAACCATAAATTTAACAACCAAAACCAAGCACCCAAACAATATGACCTTTTCAGGTATGCAAAAATCTTTTAAATATTTCTTTATCCCCGTTGACTTGAAGACGGGAACAACTAAGCCTTTTATTTTATACGGGAAAAAATATCCTTCTTTTTATCTGGCTAACCTATACCGCCATTTATTCGGTTTAAAAGAGAATAGCGGTACAACTGTAAACCAGATTATTAATATGTATCTTTCCCGTGATATCGGAATCAAATATCGTGAGAAAGAAGAAGACGGAAAGAAATATATTGAAATCTTAACAAACATAACCGCAACGGTTCAAGAAATCGGTTCTAAAAATAGTAGAAATTACCGACCAACCAGCGCAAGTGGAAGCGGGGGCGGTGGTTCACTAACCGAAGATAGCGGGGATATTTCAACCGAAGAAAACCGAGTGCGCTTAGTAACAAGGTTGATTAAAAAGCTTGTACCAGATGCAACCGCAACGGGTATCGCTGGCATTATCGGAAACTTTTCTGCTGAAAGCAACGTGACCGCTAAGAAATATGAGGCGGACTACGCAACGGGCTACGAATACGATAAAATGGCAACTCTTCCAACCGCTGAAAACCTTTTAGGAAGCTGGGGCGCTTTTGCTGGTCTATACACCATTTCATTAAATGAAAAAGGGTATAGAGGGTCAGACGGTAACCATTGGATAGGAATGGGAATCGGACAATGGACGGGTCCAAGATGTGAAGCCCTTATCAACTACGCCAAAGAAAAAGGAAAATCAGTTTGGGATTTTAGCCTTCAATTCAATTTCATGAATGAAGAAACAAGAGCAGAAACTTTCCAACGAATCGCAAAATCAAGCGCAAGCGCTGGGGACAATGCAAGCGATTTCATGTATAATTGGGAAGGCGTAGAATATAAGAAAGCGGAACGAATCGATGGGGCTGAAAATTGGCTTTCAACGGTTGAGGACGAATTAAGAAAGGAAAGTTAAACAATGACAGAAGCTAAAAAGACACTTGAAGCGCTAAACGTTATCAAGTCAAAAGTAGGCACAAGCGTAGGTTCTGGGGAATGTTACGGGCTAGTGGCTTTATATTCTGAGTTGCTAGGCGGTTGCAATATCGGGGGCGGTATTAACACCCCAAACCCTAACGGAAACGGAAGACAAGCAGACGGAAGCGACCAGCGTAGAGGTATGAGCGCAAGCAATATCGGGGGTGACTATGACTGGGCAAGTTATGGGTGGCAAGTCATTTATGACCCGAGTTTTTCAGATTTAAAAGCTGGGGCAATGATTAACTGGAAACCAACTGCAAGCAATATCTGGGGGCATACGGGTGTTATATCAAGCGTTTCAAGTAGTTCATTTGATGTAATAGACCAAAACTATGACTATGGGCGCTATACTATGGAAAGAACGGGGCTTGAACGTACTGACAACATAGAATCTATTATTTACCCGCCCGAATTGGTTTCTGGGGATATTGTGGGAACTGTTACGGGTGAAACAAGTGGAACTGTTACGGGCAACGGGTCAGTTAACACCAGCGCTTTTGATGTGGAAGCTTTACTAATTGAGGTTAACGGGTTCTTTAATTTTCAACCTAATGAATATGAAGTCCCTAATCTTTTGTTACTGGCTTATGAAAGCATACAAGAAAATTTAAGGAACTATAAAAAGAATCCGTCGCTTGATGTGGAGTTTCAACTATTAAATAGTGAATTTACTGAAATCGAATTGTACGATATTTACGGAAATTCTTACGCTTACCAACCTCAATTTTTCCCTAAAGACCTTGACCCCGACCATAAATATAAGATTATCACTACTGGAAGCTTGGGCGATAATAACCAAGTTCACATTAACTTTTTAAAGTATAATAATAGCAATAGTCAAAACTATGTTAAAGAAGACATTTATAGTCTGGTTTCTTTTGACAAGTGGGCGCAAAATAACCCCGAACATTTCAAATATGGTTTGAACGATGTCACGGGGAAAAACGTTGCAATTTTGAATGATGCCGAAGCTTCTTATATTCAAACACATAAAAATCAAATGGAGCATACGCAACTTACTTTTAAAGAGAATAAAGAAATGTTAAAACAAAACATTGATTTATCAACTAGTAAAGTAAACTTAGCAAATGACCAATCAACCTATAACGCAAAATATGCCCTTGATACTGCTAATATCAATCAATGGAGCACGGGCATAGGTGCAACCGCTGACGTGGTGGGGAAAGCATTAACGGGTGATTTTGGCGGGGCGGTTTCTAATCTCTTTACGGGTGGACTAAGTACCTATAACGCTATGCGAGAATACCAAAATAGACAAGTTCAATCAGGATTTGTAGAAAGTTCCAATAAATTAAATAGCCAAAGCAACGCCCTTGCAAATATGCAAGCGAAAATAGGATTAGACCAATCTATAAGGGCTTATAACTCAACACTTGCAGATTTACAAAACCAGCCAATAAGCGTGCAACAAATCGGAAATGACTTATCTTTCCAAACTGGGAACAATTTAACGGATGTATTTTATAAGATTTCACTAGCACAAAAAGAAATTTTAAGCCGAGCGAATGACTATATAAAATGCTATGGTGTTTTAGTCAATATCTTTTCAAATAATGCCTTACAGGTTATGACGAATAGAAAAAAATTTAACTATCTGAAAATGATAACCGTTAACCTTACAACGCTACAAGCGAATCAATCACACATGAACAGTTTAATGGCTATTTTTCAATCTGGCGTGAGAATCTGGAACTATGAATACAACAAAGATGATAGCGTTTTATTTGATTTAATGAAAAACAATCCAAACTTTTAAAAGTATGATATAATGAAAGAAAGGAGGTATTTTCTTTTTTATGACTGAAACAATAGAAAAATGGTACAACCCCCAAAAGATGCTAAGCTATAATCAGTATTTGAATTTTGTTATAGGTGGGCGGGGAATCGGTAAGACCTTTTCAATGAAAAAATACTTGTTAAAACGGTTTATTGAAAAAGGGGAACAATTTATCTATTTAAGACGGAATAAGTCAGAACTTGACCGAATAGATAAAGATAAATTTTTTACAACAGAATTATTAAGCCAAGTTTTTACAAACTTTAAAATTTTAGAGTCAGATGCTTCTAAAATCCACACAAAGATAATTTTTTCATGTGATAACATGGCTAAGGAAGAAAACACCTTAATATTATCAACTACTAAAATTATCTTAAACGGAAAAATAGTTTGTTATCTGAAAAGCCTTTCAACATGGGTAGACTTGAAAGGGTCTGAATATGATGAAGTCATGAGCATTTTATATGATGAAGTCTTGATAGACCCCGCAAGTAAAAAACGGTACTTAGATAATGAGGTAAACGCTTTATTAAACTTTATCTTTTCGGTATTTCGTAGGCGGGACGGTTGTCATGCTTACCTATTATCAAATGCGTGTAATTTTAACAACCCTTATTTTGCCTTTCTGAAATTTTACAACGATACGGGAAAACGCTTTTACAATTTAAAAAGTTATGCGACCCTTTTGGAGTTCCCGCCCCATTCTGCATTTACA